GCCGTGCGCCCCTGAGTGGTCCAGGGGCGGCGGGTCGACGTCAGACCAGGGAAAGCGCCGCTTCCATCGCGTCGGCTTTGATGATCTGTCCAGCGTCCATCAGTGCGGCGGCAGGACCGCGCTTCCATTCGTGATCCAGCCATTCGGTGACGGCCATCAGGTCGGCGTACACGGTGCCGGCAGTGCCTTCAACGTTGCAGGTCGGGCTATGGCGGATCCTCACAATGCTGTCGGTGCGATCGCTACGAATCTTGGCGGCGCGTGCGCCCTCATCCTTCAGCGCATCGGGAGTGATGCGGAAGGCTGCGTTCATGATGTGGGCAAGGCTGCTTTGATCGCTTGGCACGCTGGCGAGCTGGGCGAGGGCTTCGCTCTGTGCGTGCCAGCCAGCAATTGCAGCGGCGTACTGGTCGGCAACCTGCTGCACGCCAGCGTTCATCGATTTGGTATGGGTGACACGGAATCCGCCCACGATGTCGCCTTCCGTGTTCTGGCGACCCTTGGGGCACACTGCGCGCGAAAGTGCTCCGGTGAGCGTGTTATTGCAGACGACGCGCGTCTCAGTCGGCAGGATGCGCAACGCTCCGGTGCCGTCGTGGCTGTTGGTGATCAGCAGGCCACCGTGTGACACGTCTTTGCCGATGACTCGCGACAGTTCGGGAATCATCGCCTGGGCCCAGACACGTTGACCCTGGTCGAGTGCTCCGGCGGTTTCAATTACAGCGTCAGCATCGCAGACTTGACGGAAAAAATTCAGCATCTGAGCATTTTGGAAGGGCTGATAACGGTCGCCGACCGCGCCGAGGGCAACGTTGCTGTCACTGCGAACCACGGCGCGACAGTGCGGAATGGCCAGTGCGTTTCCGTCGTTGTCGAGAGTGAAGGCATCGCGAACGCTGACGGTCCAGTCAAGTCCCGCGAGGGTCAGTACCTGGGGATCCGCAACGGGGGCATTGACGACAACGCCGAGTCTGTGCCAGGGGTTGTTGCGGAGGGAGTAGCAGGCGGCGGTTCCGGTGGTGGTGTCGAGCATGTGGGCCATCTGATGTTCCTTGGGTTCTTGGGGTTGGTTGGTTGGTTGGTGACGGTGAGGGAATTAGGCCAGGAATGGCTGGATCGCGTTGCTGAGGGATTCGGCGGCAGGCGTGCGCGGGGCAAACCATGCGCCGGCCTTTGAGCCTTCGGCGGTGGGGTTCTTGTCGAATTTGAAGCGGAAACCGGCGCTGTAGAGGTCATCTAATGATTTGCCGGACTTGCGGAGCGTGGGCGATTGCTTGCCGGGAGCGAAGCGGATCACAACGGCGCCGGCATCTTTGGGGGCGATGGGCTCGGCGACCTGTTCGGCGACCACAACGGCAACCGGCTGGGCGGCAGTGGCGGCGACGATCGCATCTAGAAGGCTGGCGTGGCTGCCTTTGGCGGCGTCCAGGCGCGCAAAGGTCTGGGCGCGATTGTCGGAAATCGGTGCCGGCGTCTGCGTCTGCGCGCGTGCGCTGGTGACTTCCAGTGCGCGGCGATCGTTCTCGCTTTCAGCCAGGGCGAGGCGCAGGCGGTCGCGATCAGCCACGGCGCTGTCGTACTGGGCCGACATGGTGGTCAGCGCATGACGGCATTGCGTCAGGTGGCCGATGGTGGCCGTCAGCTCCTGAGCGGTGGCCATGTGGTCGTCGCTGTTGGCATTGGCTGCCATCAGGGGCAGGGATAGGCCACACAGGGCCAGGATCACGCATGCGTCATCAGCGTTTATGCCGGCAACCTTGGGCAGCAGGGCCTCGCGTTCGCCGGTGCATTTGATGGTAGCGCTGCCGGGCTCGACCATGATGGTTTTGCCCTTGGCGGATGACAGGAGGGACGCGGCGTTGCGGAGTGCAGCGGCGATCTGGGCGGGCTTGGTGGTCGTAGTGGTCGTGGTCATACTCTGGTGCCTTTCGGGGCTGGTTGGTGATGGCTGGGCAGGCGTGTGAGTGCGGGATTTATCGACTCCCGCTGTGAGGGGTTAGGCTAGCGTAAATGCTTGTGCGGTGATAGTTCCCAGGCTTGTTTTCCAGCCGCGAGGTGCGCAATCATTGCGACCGCGAATGCTTCAGCGTCTACTACCGTAGTGTTCCAGCTACTGACAACGCGGGGGGAGCGACAGCGCGGGCGGACATCAAGCACACTTGACCGCGTGACAACATACGCTCCCAGCCTGTGGGGGATGATGCCGCGAATTGCGACGATTGAGCGAGCGCAAAGAGGTAGGGGGTTCATGTTATGGCCTTAGGTTAGGGGGTTGGAGTCACTTGGTTGCGGGGGATTTGCGCCTCCCCCGCTGGGCTTCAGATGTGCCGCTGCAGGCAATCGGCTGGCGTCTCGCCATCCCTGAGCGCCACCTTCTCAGTCTCCCACTCCGATCCCTCCTCTACGGCCAGCCCGGCACGCTCTGCCTCAGACTGTGCGTCAGCGATGGCCGCATCTTCCGTAGTGCCAGAGCCCATGAGCATCGATCCTTGTCGATCGGCGGTCAGTAGGTAGCAGAGGTGACATAGGGTCATGGACTGTCTTCCTTGGCTGGGGTGATGGGCATAGCGTCCTAGATCGCGGACAACATACCATCGGGTAGAGTCCCGGACAATGGACAGTGTATCACACTATCCATCACTCCATCGTGATGGAACGATGCCGCTACCTGGGCGCAGTCTGATCCGTACCACATGTAGGAGTGTGGCCACAAGGAGGCAGGTAGACCTGGGCTTGTGGAAGGTTCAGTTACACGTGTAACGTGAGGGAAAAGTGACTATATCGATCCATCGCGATACGTTGATGACTTGAAAGTGCTTTGCCGTTTTCACGGTGTAAACGCTGACCAGTAGGCGGTGAACGAAGGGGAAGACCACTGAATCGGAGTGCGATTGCTAGGCATCGCTGATCATCGATCGGAAATGATGAAAGATCGATAAAATCCCTGCGGATCAGAGGAGAGATTGAAAGCGCGTGCGCGCAGGTGTCCCGCCGCCGTCCGCGAGACAGGCCGGCGACTCCCGGAGCGGACGGTCGGAGTCTGGTGGCCGGGGATCGCAGAGTCGACGCGCGGCCACTGGTGTGCGTGAGCTGGTCGCGAGATTCGCCGGTCTTCCCCGTGTACGGCGGTAAGACTCCGGCGCGCACGCCCTTTTCGATTTTCAGGCCCCACGGGAGAGATATAGAACCCTCACGCATCGTCCAAGACCAGGAGCTGACGCGTGACTGATCCGATCGATCCGAAGCATCCAAGGAAGAATCGCCATACACTGGCCGAGCGTGGCTCATTTCATGGAGCGATGACGTATCGTCTGTTAGTGCAACGAGATGCGCTAGACCTTCTGACGTGGATAGGCCAAGCCCCTGCACGGGAGTTAGCAGAAGATGCGCTCAAAAGTTACGCAATGGCCAAGGGCTGGACGCCTGGATACCTGAAGGGTGTTGTTGCGACTGCACAGGCGCACCTACAGGAGGCGTCTGCCGAGACTGCCGAGCAAGCGCGTCATCGTCTGGTCAGTGAGCTACGGGCAGAAGCTGCGGCCTGCGATGATCTAGTGATCGGTACGGCGCCAATGATCGGAAAAGGCGAAGGCGGCGGATCGATCGTCATGCGTGATCGTGACGGCAACGATTTGAGGCGCCGGGACCGTTCTGCGGTGGTAGCTTTCATCAAGCTACAGGCTGAGCTTCTAGTGCCGAAGGAAGCCGAAAAGCATGTCCATGCCCACCTGTTCGTCGCGCGTCTGCCTGAGCCGTGCAAGACAGTCGAGGAATGGGAAGCACAGGGCGATGCTTCATCAGCGCCAAAACCAAAGGGGAATAAATGACTAGATCTGCTTCTTCTTTCCCTGGTAGTGCTGCTGTTCCGCTGACATTCGGCCACGTGCCGATGGCTGCTCTTCACCTGGACGATTGCGCCAGTATTTACCTGCACAGCGGCCTGCATATCGGCGTGCGTTTCCCGACTCCGCATGACGCTGGCAACGCACACTGTCGCATGGTGCTGTTGCAGCGTTCGGCGGAAGCGTTGCAGGATCTTGGTGCGGTCGTCGGGGAGAAGTTCGAAGGCTCCGATCGTCTGGTGTTTCCCGACTGGCCCAAGTGATCCCCAGTGCCGACAATCGACAAACGGTCTGGCAACCACAGTCAGGACCGCAGACGCGAGCGATCACTTGCCCAGTGCCGGAGCTGTTCTTTGGTGGCGCTCGTGGTGGCGGGAAGTCTGACTTCATGCTGGGCGATTGGCTTGGCCATGCTGCTGCACACTCCGCACATGCTCGCGGAATTATCTTCCGGCGCACGATGCCCGAGCTGGATGACCTGATAAAACGGTCGCGGGAGATCTTCGCACCGCTCGGTGCGGTCTTCAAAGAGCAGGCAAAGGAGTGGATCTTTCCCAATGGTGCGACGCTGCGCATGCGTTACTTGGAACGAGACGCTGACGCTGATTCTTACCAGGGCCACGCTTACACCTGGATGGGCTTCGATGAGGCCGGCAATTGGGCGTCACCAGCACCAATCGACAAGTTGCGTGGCTGTCTGCGTTCTGCTCACGGTGTGCCGTGCAGGATCCGCCTTACAGGGAATCCAGGCGGCCCAGGCCATGACTGGCTGAAGAAACGCTATGTGTCGCCGGCTGAACCAGGACGCGCGCACAAGGATCCGCGCACGGGTGAATGGATCGTCTTCATTCCGTCACGCATCCAAGACAACAAGATCCTGATGGACTCGGATCCGGGATACCTCAACCGTTTGAAGGGTTCTGGTCCGTCGTGGCTGGTGAAGGCGTGGATTGATGGCGACTGGACCGGCCAGCAGAAGGGCGGAATGCTCCAGCCCGATAAGCTGGTGAGAATCCCGCTGACTGCGCCGGAAATCGTCGCAAAGTATGGGCTACGACCGAACATCTATATCGATCTTGCACAGAAAGAGAAAGAGCGCGCGCAGGATGATCCTGACTTGTCGTGCATCACGGTGATGGCGAAGGATTCTTTGCACCGCGTTCATATCCTTTACCAATGGGCTGCGCAGATTTCACAGGACAAGGTTGCGCGTCAGTTGCTGACGGTGCGGAAGTTGTTCAATTCGCAGCAGTGCAAAGGTGAGAAGATCGGGCTTCATTACACGTTCCGCACGGTGATGCAGCAGACTTGTCAGCTCCTTGGTGAGCCATTGTTTTGGATGGGCGACATCAGCATTCAAGGCACGGGCGACAAGGTTTTCCGCGCTGGTGCGCTTGAAGCGTTGCTGAATATGGGCGTGCTCTGCGTGCCTGAATTCGCTCCGTGGCTGGATGATATGTGTTCAGATTGGGCGTCATTCCCAGAGGGACGCTACAAAGATCGCATTGATGCGCCGGCTCTTGGTGCGATGGATTTGCAGTCGATCGCTACTGGTAAGCCTGGGCCACAGGTGCCGACTGATCCCGAGCAGTTGAAGACCTATGATCAGGTTGCCGAGCAGGCGCACTACAAGCAGAGGGTCGAGGCATTCCGTGCGGTGCAGCGTGGCGACATTGATGAGCAAGACTTGAGGTTCGCCCGGTGAGGTGGTGGCGCTGTCGTCACTGCCAGGGGCTGACCGCAGACTGGTTGGTTCAGACGATGGCGGCGCCACGGTGTTCGTGCTGTGGGTCGCCGAACGTCGATTTGACCCCTGAAGGGGTTGATCCCCGCAGTGTACCCTAGTGCTGATTTGCTGATGGCTTTTCCTGCTACGAAAGTCAGGGCACCTCGCCCGGATTACTCGGGCATCACACAGACTGGAGATTTCCCATGCCATCCGTCGTCAAGATCGCTCGCAAATATGCCGGCGTTGCCCTTCCCTCGCGTCCGGTACTGACCGGACTTGCCAATATGGGCGGCGCCCAGCTCGGCAACGAACGACTGTCAGCCGGTCGTCCGTGCATGCTCAACGTCCTTCGTGACCGTGACGGTGCCTCTGGCGCTTTGAACGGCACCATCAGCGTCTGGGGCACTGACCTGGGCAACCCCGACATGAGCGTCGGCCTTTCTGGTGGCGCTGGCTACCCGTCCTCGACTCCTGGTTTCACTCCGTTGGCTCAGCGTTTCACTGGTGACGGCGCGTCAGTCAATTATGATTCGATCCTGCCGTTCGTGGCGGTGTCGAATTACAATTGGATCCTGCTGATCTTCCGTCAGGACCGCCCGACCAAGACCGGCACTGCGACTACCACCGTTGGCTCTGCGGACGTGACCGGCGCTGGTACCGCGTTTGACACTGAGTTTTACGAAGGCGCGATCATCATCATCAACGGTGAAGCGCAGACCGTGCGCGAAGTCACCAGCTCGACTCGTTTGTCGACTGAACAGGCGTGGACTGGCGCCAACGCTGGCGCGGCCATCACTGGTTCGGTGTACCCGGTGCCGGCCTACACCACGGATTACACGGTCGTGACCAACGCTGGTCTGGCTCGCGTGACCCTGGTTGCGGCTTCGCGCGCTCCTGCTGGCTCTCGCATGGAACTGCACTTCGTCAAGCCGGTGCAGATCCTGGCTGACGCTGCGCATCCGTTCGAGTCGACGCAGATTCGTGCTCGTACGATCATGTGGATTCTCAGTGCTGGTGGTTCTACCAGCGCGACGGACGCGTTGCTTGAGCCGCTGACCTAAGCCTGTCTGAGTCCGTCATCATCGCCGAAATGGGGTTGGTCATTCCTTGGCGGTGATGATGGCGGGCCGGACTTTGACACATGACCAAGCCTCCTAGTTCGAAGTCGATCAAGAGCGTCCCAACGGCGGCAAACGTCGATGAGGCGAAGTCCATGCTGACGGGTTCCGGTGATGGCAAGACGCCGAAGCCACCGCGCCCGAAGGTACCTGAGAGCGTCAAGAAGCGCACCAAGAAGTGGTGGACCGATACCAATCGCGTCCCTGACTTCGACGCAGCGGTCAAGGCCGCATCTGAGGCGCAGAAGGCGCTGTTTCCTGCCCGTTCTGATCCCCGTGATCCGTGGCGCGGCAAGACCCCCAAGGAGCTGAAGCGCCGCAAGGATGACCGCAGGGTCAACGTGGCGCTGGCCTACAAGGCTGGTCTGCAATCGGTGGCGATGTCGTCGCCTGATGAGCAGTCGTGTCGCTGGAAGCCCAAGGCTCAGGTAGAAGACGATTCGCCCAATCAATCGATTGGTCCTGATCCGACGCTTCGCCGGTATGCTCGCACGCATGAAATCCTCGCTGGAGCACGGCTTGAGGAAATCGGCTGGCAAGACACCTGCGAAGCCTGGATCCAGGATGCCACGTCTGCGCCCCTGGCGATTCTCAAAGTCACCTACCAGCGCGAGTTCTTCACTGACTCAATCGCCAGCGGTCGCGAGAACGACAAGCAGGATGATTATGCTCGTTATGATGCGCTGCGCGATCGTTTCGCCCGTGGCGAATTCAATCAGAAAGACGCCGAGTTCCAGGATCTTCAGAACCTGACGCAAGAGCTTGGCGAATCGACTGAGCTGGACTATTGGTTCGGCTTGTCGGTGGAAAACATCGCCATCGATTCGTTCCGTTTCGATGGGAATATCCGCAGCCTTGAGACGGTTTATTCTGCTCGGTGGATGTCACACGATGTGATGAAAACCCGTGAGGAAGTGCGCGAACAGTTTCCCTACCGCCCGTCACCGGATGCCGTCGGTGAAGCGACTTGGACGGGAATTCACCCTGATGACCTTGATCAGGCGACCTGTTACGACGTGAATGGTGCGGTGAAGGGCAGTGATCTGCGCCGCCAGGGCAAACCGCAGAAGGTCAATGCCGGCGACGAGAATTATCAGTCGTCAAAGGGCAAGACCGGCAACGAAGATATGTTGTTGGTGCGCGAAGTGTGGTCGAAACGCGATCGTCGCGTATCGATCCTGGTTGATGGCATTGATTATCCCGCTCTTGAGTGGGTGCCGAAGCGCACGCCGCAGCAATTCTACCCGTTTATTCTGAATGTACTCAACCGGGTGTTCGGTTCGGTCTACGGCATCAGTGATGTCGAGCTGGTGAAGGACATCCAGGACCGGATGAACCGGAAGTGGACTGATGACGAGAATCTGCGTTTTGGTGCGATGCCACGTGGCATCTACAACAACGCATTCGATCAGCAGGAGGCCATAAAACTTGAGGACATCAAGCCGCTTCAGTTGAAGGGCATCAACCTGGGCGGCGCGAAGACCGTCAAAGAAGTGGTCGAGTGGTTTGCTGCGCCCTATTCTGAGCAGTGGTGCGAGACACACAGTGATGAACAGGCGTTTCAGCGCATGGCATCGCAGCCTCCGTCGTTCAATGGTGCGGTTGGCGAATCGAAGTTCGCTGCCGAGAACGACAGCGCGATGCAGGGCTTGCAGGTGTCGTCAAATTTCCGTCAGAAGCGCATTCGCAGATCGCTGGTGCGGTTCTATACGGTGGTTGCTGAAATCCTCGCTCAAGAGGAAGGCCGCGATCAGGTAATGGATACCTGTGGCAGCAAAGCAGTGTGGCCGACGATGTACGATGACGCCGAAGCCAAGCGGATGACGGATCAGTTGACCAAGGACGCGCAGATTGCCGTTGGTCAGCAGATGGCGCCCCAGGTGGCAGCAGCGGCGTCCAGTGGTGATTCGGCTGCAATTCAAGCGGCGCAGCTCGCCAATGACGAAGCGGTGAAGCAAAAGTTCGCTGAGCTGTCGACCAAGGCATGTGGCTTCCCCGAGCCGATGACGCACGAAGCGTTGTTCCGTCGTCTGCGCTGTGAGGTGAAGGTGTCACTGAACAGCCCGCAGGAGAAGCAGCAGCGTGCTGCGGCACTCCTGAAGGTCTTCAGTGCAATGGGCGAGGCAGCACAGGTGTGCATGGCCGCTGGAATACGTTTCAATCCCAAGCCGTTTTTGCATCAGGTCGCCGGCTGGATGGACGCCGATGCTGACGAGCTGGACGAAATGTTTAGCACTGATCCCAATGCGATGGTTGTCCAACTTCAATCAGCGATTCAAAAGTCACCGGGGGCACTGAATCCACAGGCGGCACAGGCTATTGTGATGATGGCGCAGACGATCGCTTCAGCACTTCAAGGCGGCGACGCGCCTGCGCAATCCGGTCAGCCAGCGGTTCAGTCCGCGCAACAGCAGCCAGGGATGGCAGCAGGAGCATCATGATGGAACCCGCCTTGAAAGCTGGCCTGAGTCTCTACGAGGCTGGCGGATTAGCTCTGGTGATGCTTGCCATTATCGTAGCTGGCGCCTACTTCATGTTCCGCTTTCTATTCGGACAGATCAATAGTCTTGGTGCGCGTCTGAATGCTGTTCAAGATGCTTATACCGACAAGACCGTTAGCGTGATGGAGGAAGTCAGTCATCAGTCTCGGCGTGCGGCGGATACGAACATTGAAATCCTCGCCAACCTGCGCTCCCGTAAATGTTTGATCGATGAGACGCCGACCGACCGTCGTACTCCACTTCCCGCCTTGAGGAACTGATGCGCTTCATACTCGCCATTCTCGCCATCTTGGTGCTTGCCGGCTGTCAGGATCGCGACGATCGCGCTCAGGCGGCCGCCAATGCCGACGCGGGCCTTCAGGCCGCTGCCCAGGTATTGGCGCCGATCACCAACGATCCATTGCTGGGTGTGAACGTGCGTGCCGAAGCCGCCAAGGCGCTGGCGATCGTCGCTGGCACCGCGAAGTATCTTGCCCCTGCCGCTGGCGTTCCGCATGTCGAGTGGCCGATTCCGAAGATGACCCCGGCACAGATCATTGCAGATCCTCCTGGCTATGCCTTTTTGGCGCCACCTGAGCCAAAAACCTGGGGTTATGCTCTGCTTGGTGGGTTGGCGGCGGCTGGTGGCGTTGCTTTGTGGGCAGCTAAGATCCTGTTGCCGCTGGTCCCTGGCGTTGGAGGCCCCGCGAGAGCACTTATTGAGGCCGTGGCGAATGTTGCATGGCACGTGACTGCCACCAACGACCAGAAGTTGGCGGACAATGCCAAGCACACCGTCAGTGAGGCAGCTAATGCCGTGGTGCCGGTGCTGGACGCCATTCAGAACCTACCGGCTGGCAGTTTGCCATCGCATATTGATGCGGCCTTGAAAAATCCGTTTATTGCAGATGCTCTTGCCGCCTTGATGAATTCGACCACCACCCCCAAACCGACCCACGGAGTTTGACATGCGCGATCCCGCCGAAACCGACACCGAAGCGCACAGCGATGCGCTGGACGACCAGAAGACTCCCGTTCCCAGCGATGCAGCGCTCCCGGCTTACGTTCCATCGCCAGAAGTCGTGACGATGGCTGCGCGCTCTGACCGCATCGCCGATCTTGAAACCGAGTTGGCGCACACCCGACAGTTGCTTACCGGATCGATGAAGGATGTCGAATCCTTGCGCGCGGCACTCCTGAACCGCTCCCAGTCGCTGGGTCAGGGCACCGTGATCCACTGAGGCTTGATTTTGGGCCGTAATGGCTCATATTGCAGCCTGCAAGCGGCAGACGCCAGGGTTTGCAGCCCGACCGCTCTAAAAACGCGCAAGAACGCCGGCCCGAACCCGGCGTTTTTTGCGTTACTTGGCGTCGGTGGTCGCGTGGTGCTTGAGGTGGCATGGTCGGCAGAGCCAGACGACTTCCAGCGGCTTCGAATAGTCGTTGTGGCGCATCTGTGAGCGCTTGTTGCCGCAGGTACGACAGGGTTTGCGCGCGATCTTCCCACGGCGCACGTAACAATTCGCGTAGCAGCGGGCATTGTGCTTCATCTTGGCTTCGCCGGTCAGCGGGTGGGTTTCTCGCCATTTTCGGATGTAGGCGGCATGGTGGACGAGGCAGTACCTGCCTGACGCACGGCGGGGGAGTGAGCACTTGGAGCAGTGTTTGTCGGTCATGCCTTAGTGGTACACCTTTTCTGGTGTACCACAAGGATTCACGTGACGCTTTGTGGTACAGCGTCATAACGATACCGTAACCTAGTGCTGATTTGTCGTAATGGCGTTGTTGTCCTACGGTCCCGCCATGACCACTGCTGCGGGCGTGATTGACGAGGCTTCGCCAGCTTCGACCTCCCAGGAACAGGACGAACAATTCCGGCTTCCCGTCGATGACGATGAAGCCCCACTGGCTGCGGAGCCAGAGGAACAGGAGCGCCAACCCGATTCGCAATCGGACGGAACCGAAGACGCCGAGGGAGACGCCAATCCCGACGCCGAGGATCCAGCCTCTGCCACCCCGCACGACGACGCCATTCAGTCGTTGATCAAGCCGGAGCAGCGTAAGCAGGCCGAGCCCGAGCAGAAACCGGAGGCGTCGAAAGCGCCCGAGAAGAAGCTTGACGCGAAGCAGGCCACGCAGCCGAAGCCAGCCAGTGACGAGAAGAAGGACGACCCATTTGAGGGTCTGAGCCGCGACGACATCAAGATCAAAACCCGTGACCGTATCGTGTCGCTGCACAAGCGTGCAAGCACTGCGGAAACGAAGCTCGCCGAGCGTGAGAAAAACTACGCGGAAAACGAACCGTTTGCAAAGACGGGGCGCAATTACACGAAGCTTTTCGAGCACTACGGCATCAGCGATGACGAGCTTGGTCATGTGTCGACCGACGAGTTCGCAGGAGCCATCCGGGCTTCTGCTTCAGCCGTGCGCGCAGCCGATGCCATTGGCAAAGGGTACATGCCGCACAAGGACGACCTTGCTGTGTTGGATGGGGTTCGGGATTCTCTCGACCAAATCTATACCGCGATGGGAAGTCCGCTGGGACAAGTTTCTGAGTTCACTGGCAGACTGCCGGCTGATCTTCAGGACTTGGTGGATTCCGAGGCCATCACCGAGGAACGCGCTCGACTGCTGCATGCAGCCGAGATTGCATCTGGGGTGAAGGTAGCAGCGAAGAAGCCCGAAACCACGGCGCGGCCTGAGCTGCGTCAGGCTCCAGCACTGCGCGAACAGCCTGTTCAGCAGCGTGAACGCCAACCATCGTCAACCGCTTCAGCGGATAACGATGCGTGGTCAGAAATCGTCTCGGATCTTTCCGAGGCCGGAATTGCGCCAGCGGCTATTTCCGAGCACTTCCAAAAGCACTTGGTTCCGATCATCACTCGATTGGTTCAGGAGAAATGGCCCGGTGTCGATCCACGATCGATCCCGCCCATGAAGCGCGTCGGGCTTGCCCGCCGTGCTCAAGCGGAGTTCGCAGAGAGACAGCCGAAACCAGTCGTAAGGCCGGTCGCAAAGCAGGGACAGCCCCTGCGTGCAACTGGTTCCTACGCCCCGGTGACGGCAGCCGAACCCGATTCGGCGTTGGCGTTCGCTGTCCAACACCTCTCCAAACCTCGCTGATCCTAAAGGAATCATCCCATGCCCATCACCCAGACCGCGCTGACGCAGGAGGAAATTGACTTCCTCGCCGTCGCCGCCCTCGCTCCGCACGTTGCCAATCGCGACGATGTGACCGCACTAGACCGCATCACCTCACCCAGCTATGCCTATCTGCTCAAGAAGGCGAAAAAGGCCGGAAACCCGGTTCTTGGCGGCTTCCGCTTCATGGTCAAAGGCACTCGCGGCCAGAAGATCACGTGGTGGGACGGCGCTGACATCCTGCCTTTCCAGACCAAGCAGACCGTCAGCAAGATGGACTACTTTGTCGGCAAGGGCCACCTCGGCGACGAACTGCTCTATGATCTGATCGAACGCAATGGCATTCGCGTTGATTACAACAAGGGCATCCGCGAAGGCGCCCATGATGCTGATGTGATCGAAAAGGTCGTGAACATCATCAAGGAGAACAGCGAAGACATCCGCTACAACTGGATCCAGGAACTGCGCAAAAACGTCTGGCTGGACAACGCGAACCTGCCCAAGTGCTTCACTGGTGTCGATGGTTTGTTCCCCGTCACCAGCAACAGCACGGGTGTGATCGGTGGTCGTTCGCGCTCGGCGAGCATCTTCCGTCACCAGCTCATCACGGGCGTGACTGTTGACACCGTAGCGAACAGCTTCTTCAGCATGATCCGTCGCGCCAACCGCCGTGCGAACGGCAGTCAGGTCGATTGGATTGCTTGCGGCGATACCTTCTACGATCTGTTGGTTAGTCTGTTCCTGGGCACCAGCACCGTGGCGGGCAAGTTCGACTACCGCGCGGCTCGCGAATGGGCGCAGAAGAATGGCGAGAAGTACGGAATCAGCCTGCCACAGGACTGCTTCATGTACGGCGACATCATGATCGTCAACGAGCCGGTATTCGAAGAAATCGATGCGGAAAACAGCTTCGCCACGCCGTTCGGCAAGCGTTGCTACTTCCTCAACACCGACCACTTCGGCGTCATGCCGGTGATGGAAGATGTGGTCGTGCCGCATGGCATGCCTTACAACCAGCGTTTGCAGCGCACCAGCTACCACGGCGAACTCACCGAATGGTGCGACTTGCCGAATAGCTGCGGCGTGATGGCGATGCCCTAATTGGGGCCTGACCGCCAACGGACTGACCATCCGTTGGCGGTTTTCTTTTTCTTTCCAACCAACCGCCGCACTGCGGCATTTCCAAGGAATGACCACCTATGGCTGACAACGTAATCGTCCCGAATGATCCTAAACTCGGCCAAGCGACAGATATGTCGCTGATGGATACCGACAAGGCTCCGACGTTCTTCATGGGCGAAGATCGGATGAGCGTCACGAACAGCTCACAGATTGTGATCTGTGCCATCGCTGTGAATCTCGACATCAACAGCGAAGACCGCAAGTTTTCCAGTACCCGTTTTCTGCATGAAATCCCGCTGATGCGCAAGCTCTACGGAGTTGGCGACATCGTGATCCGCCCTGATTGGGCGCGCTCACTCACCCGCGTGAAGGCTTTCACCAAGGAACAGGCACTTCAGCACCTTCAGGAGTTGGGTGACGCCTACGTCATCCGCAAAGAAAATCAGACCGTCAGCATCGTTGAGCGCGTCTATGGCACTGGCCAAGAGCTGAAGTTGTTCAAGCGCATGGCTGATATGTTCACCGCCTACGAGGCGTTGATTGCTCGCTACAAGCGCGAGTTGATGCCGGCGCTCAACGCCCAGGCGTTGGCTGAGTTCAAGCGCCGTGAAGACCGTTTCTTCCCCCGTCCGCGCAAGACCGCCACGGTGCGTGATTGGGAGTTCGACATCGCTTTCAACGATACTGTTACCGCCAAGGACTTCGAAGCGATCATCTCGCTCGCTGAGCCGCAGAACGGCATGTTCGATGGCATCGACTTCGAAGGCTTGCAGCCGCCGTCAGCCGAACCAATGCCGGCCAGCGGCGTCGATGACGATGCGGCCACTGCCGCAGGCGTTCAGGTTGATGGATTCGTGTCGACCAGCCCCGATTCACTTGATGATCTGACTGACTCAAGCGAAATGGTCGATCACTTGAAGCGATGTGGTTTCAGTAACGAGATTGGCCTAGATGTGTCGGTTCTCTACGACACGCACGGGATGAACATTCCTGATGCCGCGCTGACCAACCTGGAAGGCATCGGCACCAGCAAGAAGCAACTGAATCTGGTGAAGGAGGCTATCAAGGGCTTCCGTGCGCCGGCTGGCGCCAAACGCTAAGGACGGTGCGCGGTGGAACTTTACCTTTCCAGGACAGAAATCCGCCGCCAAGTAGCGGCGTTCCTGGGAGAAACCACTTCCACCGCGCAGGCGTCACAGGTTCAGAATCAGCGCAATGCGATCATCGATTCAGCGGCAATTCAGGCCCATGCTGATTGCCGCTGGGTGACGGCACAGCGTCGCGTGACGGTCGCGCTTGGGATTCAGCAAAACGTTCTCAATTACCCGACTCAGTGTGGCGCAGGCGGTGTTTTGGCGCTTGCGCTCTACGATCCCGCCGCGCTTGCAGGAAGCGCCAACGCCGGCTACGTCAAATTGGAGAAGCGACAGGCGCCGGTTGAGGCCAGCCAGGATCAACAGCAGATTACAGGCGGCGACACCTTCCAGGCGGTATGTGGTCCTCCCGAATACTGGTGGGAAGAAGCCGGCCAAATCAATCTCTGGCCTTACAGCGATCAGGCATACTCGGTGCGGATGCTGTACGTTGCTCAGTCGACGTTCGCCAACGATGCTGCGGTGTCGATTGTCGATGGCATGATGATCATTTATTGGACGCTGTGGCTGGTCTGCACGTCACGCGGTGACAAGCCGATGGCTGACACCTACATGCAGATGTACCGTAAGCGGAACACCGATCTGCGTAGCTGGCAGGCAACGGGTCAAGTCATTGAAATATCGACTGATGGCAGCTTCGATGACAACGAAGAAGCATGGTACACCGGCATGCCGCGCTGGAGCCAAGCGCCAACGGTGCGCTAATGCCGATCACCGACAAGAAGACGTTTAGTCTCGCGGAGTTCGATGGTGGAATCGACGTTCGCAATGGCGTCTACGATGAGAACGCCAACCGTTTCGCCACGCTCGACAACCTCTATGTCACCGTGGGCAAGTCGCTGAAGCGCCGCCCGCCGTGCATCAAGTTATCTGGGAGCATCGATGCGCAGACCAAGGGCTTGGTTCAGCTCAAGGGGCAGTTCTACGTCTTTGCCAAGAAGGGCGACACGATCGCGCACACCATCGCTGGCGTTACGATCAACACGCTCTACTTCGACAACCCCGACTACTGCACCACCTGGACGGTCGTTCAGTCGTTGGTATTCAACAACGTTGTCGTCGCGCTGATCAAGCACACATTTCCAGGAACGACGGTCACGTCGCGCATTTTGTTGCACGTCTTCGACAGCAAGACGAACAAGCCGACCTACGTCGAAGATCCTTATTGCCCGACGAATTGGAATCCGAGCTTTCCGCTTCATGTTTATCGCACTGGCGTTGCCGGTGCATTCGACTCGTCTTTTACGCCAGTCATGGGCGTTGGCGGCAGCAAGTTGTGGATCAGTCGTCCAGACGGAAACGTTCATTGCTCCAAGATCAACAATCCCAGGTTCTGGAATAACCGCGACTACACGTCACTGATGAACTACGGTGAATGGTGGTATTTCGTTGCTCCTGCCGGCGCTGCGGGCATCTACAATTTTGTGGTCAGTGAATCGTTTGCCGACACGACCGGATTCGGTAAGTGGACTGCTTACGTTTTGGAATATCTCGACTCGACTGGCACATGGCAAAAGTTTGTTGAGGACTACGGTGTTCCTGCGGTGGATGGTCACTACTACCCGGAGACAGTCGCCAGTCGATTCGCTGGTGGACCGAATGAAATCAAAGTGCGCGCCTATATGGCTGCGCCTGCTGATCGCATTCTCCGATTCAGAATGATCGCTGGCGATGCTCCGTACACGACGACCGGCATCACTTATTATCCGTATCGCACAAACGTCTTCACTGGCACGGGCGCACAGGTGGCGTTTCAGACATCTCTTGTTGACGGTCCGCAGTTTGGCACTGACGCGCTTCGCGTGTACGTGGCCGGCGTTCTCCAAGCATACCCGGCAGCCTACACGGTCACGTATGTCGGCGGCCTTGCTCTTATCACGTTTGCCGTCGCTCCGGGCGCGGCGGCGCGCATCGCGGTCATTCAATCGGCGCAGTGGATCGTTCCGCCTGGAGCAACGTACACTTATGAGGGAGCGGTAAACTCGGCGTTCACCAGAAACGCTGTAAGTGCGCAGGTTTTCGATTCAACAATCCCATTCCCTGCATCTGTCTTCATCGGATGTCTGGCACAATTCCAATCCGGTAATGGATTTGTAAATTTCATTGCCGAGAGAACGAACGCTACGGTTAACCCGGTCAACGGTTATGAGCGATACATCTACAAGGTGGTTTCTTATGGAATCACGAACGCTATTGCGCCAAATGAGTTTACCGCATCAGGTCTTTGGATCTATGGGAATACGGTTGGATCGCAGACTCAATTTTATGTCGACAAACTGTTTGACTACACGGTGAACCAAGCCGGTGCAGGTGAAGCAACTTACTTAGCGACCAGCAACTACGCCGCTCAAGGCGGAACGATCAAGGCGATCATCGGCATCAATAACCGCATGGTCTTCATCTATCAGGATGACTCGGAGCTTTGGTCCGTGTTCCCAAATCCTGCCGACTGTCGTTTCCAGTCGAATCTCTTGTTCGGTTGCGGATCAACGGAATTGACGCCGAAGCCGATCTTGTTCAACCCACAGTACGCGATCATTCCGACAGCAACTGGCGTCCGTGGCCTGTCGATGGTTCCTGGCAACAACACCGACAGCCTTCAAGACAATAATCTGGGTGAACCGCTGATCGATGTTGTGCTTCCTACGCAGTCGGCGGCTGCCTACTGGCCTTTCCTTGGCTGCTACGTCACCGCTGGTGCTCTGGCAGGTGCGTCACAACTCTACGTCTACAACTACAGCAAGGAGTCCAAGATCGCGGCGTGGTCGCGTTGGCTCCCGACCAGCATTGCGACCGTTGACGGCTTGTTCGATCGCCAGGATCGCCTGTACGTGCTGAGCGGAACGTCGCTCTACTATTTCGATGCCGCCAAGGCAGTGACCAGTTTCCGCGACACCAACGACGGAGCCACGGCGTACCAGTCGAAAGCGACGTGGCACTTCAACGACTTGAAGAAGCCCGGAACCTACAAGCAATTCCTGAACTTTGATTGCATTCAGAGCGGGCTGGCAACATGGTCCTTCTTGTTTTCTCCTAACGATCTGACGGTAGTCAGCGACAGCTTCCCGGTTGAGCGCACGACCTATGGCGATGGGCGTATCCCCTTGGGTCAGATGAGCCATGCCATCGCTGCCCAGTTTACCAGCGTGGACGACACCGGGTTTGAGCTAGATCAGATTGCGATCGATTACCGATACCTGTCTCGGTGATCTGTAACCCTGTGCTGATTTGCCGCATATTCGGCGAATCCTTACCGTGAGTGCCGGCGAACCATGAGCAGTCTACCCGATCTTTCAAAGACTTGGAACTTTCAGGGCGATGCCGCTGCAACCGGCAAGGTCGATCAGTCGCAGCTCGACACACAGTTGCAAAACGTGGTCAACCAGCTTGGTCTGGTCAATTCGGTGCTTGACCGGGTGATTCGCGATGACGACACGCTCATTGATCAGATCGTTCGCTTGCGCAACCTGCATCCCGAAGTGTACGCATCGCTTGGCCTGTGGGTTCCGGCGTCAGGCGGCGACGTTGCGACGGCAACAACCGCGAACATCGCGCTGACCGGCGAACAGACGATCGACGGCGTTCTGACCTCGGCGAGCCGCGTGCTGGTGAAAAACCAGACCCTGGCCAAGGACAACGGCATTTACGTGTCGGCAGCCGGCGCCTGGACGCGCGCCACGGACGCGGACAGCGCCACGGAGCTGGGCTATTGCTTGGTGTCGGTCACTCGCCCCAGCGTGGTCCTGAACACCAACGGTGGCACGACGTGGTTGTGCTCGGTGGCGGCATCTGCCATCACGCTTGGAACTACGTCGCTGACGTGGTCTTCGATCTTCAATTCTTATTCCCAGGCCACCACGTTTGCGGCGGTGGCGTTTTGCTCGACTGCCAATCTCAACATCGCGTCCCCTGGTGGAACAATCGACGGCTCGGTCATAGTTGCCGTTGGTGATCGCGTGTTGTTGGTTGGGCAGACGGTGCCATCGCAAAATGGCATCTGGATCTTCCAGGGCAGCGGCTCCGCGATGACTCGCCCGACTGACTTCCCGTCTGGCTCGGCATCCGTGGCACGTGCTGGGCTACTGATCCCGGTCACTGGCGGTGGTGCTAATGCTGGAATCTGGATCCTGAACACATCTGGCACAATCGACACCACGTCACTTACGTTCCTGAACCCCTATCCGGCGTCCACCATTTCACGTCTTCCGTGTTTGGCCGTCAGTTACGCCAACATGAGCGTCACGGCTCCGACCGGCGCTGGGTTCGACACGCAGGGCTCTCAAAGTGGGCTGACTACGGGCATGCGCGTCCTCCTGGCGTTCCAGACGGGTACGGTAGAGAACGGAATCTGGATTTGGAACGGCGTCGGCCAGCCATTGACGCGGCCAGCGGATTTCGCCAACGGTTCCACTATTGCACAGCGCTCAATCATCAACGTTGTTGGCGCTGCTGCTGATGCTGGTTTTGCATTCGCAACCACGTTCATGTCCTCTTGGCAGATCGGCAATCCCAACAGCACAAACGCGATTGTGGTTGGCATAAACAACATGCCAATCTTCAAGTGCCCAGGCCCGCCAATCCCCCTCCCAGAGCGCAACGTTCTCATCAACGGGGCGTTCGACCGCTGGCAGCGGGGGACGAGCTTTGCGGCTGCGGTTTCCGGTGCATACGGCGCAGACCGCTGGTATTCGCAAAACACATCCGCAGCAGTCTTCACCGTATCCCGATCCACGGACGTGCCGACCGTCGCGCAGTCTGGGGTAAAGTTCCAGGCATCCTACTCCCTCGCAGTCACGACTGCCGATGCCGCTGTAGGTGCGGGCGACTTTGTGTTGGTCGCACAACCCATTGAGGGCTTCCGTTGGCGCCAGTGTGAAGGGCAGCCGGTAGCGATTCAGTTCTGGGTGAAGTTTTTCAAAACAGGCACATACGCTACGGTTCTCCGCAATAACGCCGGAACGTACACCTGCACTAGAACGTTTGTGGTCAATTCGTCTAACACGTGGGAGAAGAAAACCGTCTACATGCCGGCCAATACCGGCACATCTGGATTCACCTTCGATAACACCGACGGGTGCCGTTTTTACATCACCCTCATGGCCGGCAGCACGTACCAAACCGCTACCGGCAACGATGGTGTCTGGGTCAATTCTGGATCCGTCTTCGCTGAAACCACCCAAGTCAACGGCATGGACAGCACGTCCAACACCTTCCTGATTACCGGCGTGCAAGTCGAAGCCGCATCAGTCGCCACGCCGTTTGAGCGGCGGACGGACGCGTATGAGGAAATGCTGTGCAAGAGGTACTATAGGAAGACTTTTCCGTATGCGACCGCACCAGCGACAAACACCGGAGTCACGGAGGGCGCGATAGGTTATTACGCGACTACTGCTGGCGTGTCAGACTACGCGGTTCCAGTGGCGTTTGACGTGCCCATGCGCGTGGTCCCGACCGTCACCTCATACAATCCGTCCGCCGCAAACGCGAAGTATCGCAATAATAGTCTTGGCGCTGATTCTGGTACCCCCAGCTTCGCTTTTACGGGCGTTAACGGGACGATTTGCAAGAATCCCCAAGCGGCTGGTGATCTTCTCTCCAATCAGATGGCCGTCCACGCCACATTCGACTCGGAGCTGTGATGAAGACCTATCAAGACCACGGCGGCAGCGTGCAGGACGACGAGGGCCGCTGGATCCCCAAGGATCCCGGCAATCGGGACTACAGCACTGTTCTCGCAGAAATTGCGAAGGGCGAGGCGGCGCTCGTGATGCCAGCGCCGGTCGCCATCGTCGAAGCCTCCCCAGCCGCTGCGGCATCATCGCTGCAAGACGAGGTGATCGCGGATCTGTGTCGCGCCTTGCCGGCGAAGGATCGCACGGCGGCGATGGCGAACTTCATCAAACCCAAAGGGACGTAATGCGCGCCTATCTCCCGATTATTCCATTTGGTCCAGGACCGACACCAGTCGGCTCAGGTGGTGCCGCGTCTGACGTTCAGAACCGCACCAAAGAGCAGACGATTAAGCTCATCAGCGCAAACAGCGCTGCTACTGACGTTGGTTCCTTCGTTGGTCTTCCGACGAAGTACCGCATCAATAAGCTGACGATCTTCGACGCTTCGACTAGCCTCACACTCGCTACCGTTGATCTGCGCGACGCTGCGGCAGGTGCTGGCAATGCGATCGTGGCTGCCCAAGCACTGGCGGCGTTGACTGCCGCTAATCTTTTCTTGGACGCCACCCTGGCGATTACTTCACAACAATCTGCCGCAACGCTTTTCTTGCGTAACGTCACCGCCCAGGGTGCCCCTGCGACCATTAGTGCCGTTCTCAACTACACCGATCTGACCTGAGAGAAAACCCATGCCACTTGCTGTCGACCTCTCTGCGCTGAATCCCAGCCCGATCAACACCGTGCCGGTGCAGAACTTCGCCACAACCACGGCGGAAGACACCATCACGTTCACCGTTGGTGTCGTTCCGCGATCCATCGTGCTGAGCAACACCAATGCGTGGGCCTACTCGGCTGGCCCAACCGGCGCTCTGGCCACCAAGTTTCCGGTGGCCGCGAATACTCCCGTTACCTTGTTTCTGCCGCCATCAGTCATCACAGTCCTTCGCGTGATGAATCAGGCAGTGTCAGGCGTGATGTCTGGCGCAGTGGTGCAGTAAGTCATGAAGGTCGGCGGCCATAAAATCAGTGCCCCCAAAGTTGGCGGCGTCCGTGTTGGCGGCGTCCGTGGCGCCAAAGATGGGTTTGCGTCTATCAAAAAACATTCTTGGACCCCAGGCCCCGGTCGCTTGGCCGGCAACGTCACTGGTCAGATTGAACGTGCCGGAGGCACCTTCAAGAAGCCGGCTGGCGGAATCATGGGTAGTCGTAGCCCAAGAGATTTTGCGTTGCTTGGTTCAAGTGTCATGACTGCAAATCCGATATTCGGCATATATGAGCGCAGCCGTCGCGGCGGAATGACGAAGAATGAGGCTCTACAGAACGCTGGTTGGATGGGATCGATGTACGGAGATGTGCGCTCCGATCAGAAGAACCGTGAGAATCGGGCTGTTCTTGACCAGCAAGAGAAAGCCGCCGAGCAGCAGACGCAGGATCAGCTTGGGCAGGTAGACTCAAACTTTGGCGTCGGCGTCAACGGCGCAGGCAACAAGATGACGATGGATAAGTTGTTCGGCGACACCACGAATGCGTGGCTTGGCAACGAGCAAAACGATCTTCAAGATAATTTCTCGAAAGCCTTGAGAACCAATCGCTACAACATGGCCGACACCGGCCTGTCTGGCAGTGGACCGGATGCAGACAACCAGTCTGGCATCTTTGGCACTTATCAGGGCGCTCGCCAAGGTCTGTTCAGTAAAGCCGCTGGGATAAAGAAGGATTTTGGCGATCAGGCAGAGCGTCAGCGCCTGTCGCTGCGTTCGCTGATCAGCGGCGGCGGTGCGAACGCAGCGGACATCGAATCCGGCCTTCGCCAGTCGAACGATAGTCTTCAGTCTGCGGCCAATAACATTCCATCGCAGACGTTCGGCAACCTGTTCACCGATGCCGCGAACGTTTATCGTTCGGGAACGCAGGCTGGCGCCTACGGAAACCAGGGATTGCAGGCGTTCAATCCGACCGTCAGCAGCAGCGGCGGGAGTCGCCGTCCGGGGAGCATTACCTAATGGTCCTCCCCCTGGTGATGATGGCTGGCGGTCAAGTCCTGAACGGGATGGGCGAGCAAGCTGGTGCTGATGCGATGGCGCATGAGGCTGGGGCACTGCGCATGCGTGAGCTTGGTCGTCAGCAGACCATGCGCGATCTGATGGCCCAGCGCCTTCCGCAGTTCGGCGCGGCTGGCATGCAAGCTGGAATCGATCGCAACATGCGTCCGATCGTTGAGGGGACGAAAGACATCGGATCGACCAGTGACGCCTTCATCAAGGCAAATGTTGGCCGTTCTCCGGTGTTTGCCACGGCGATCGCCAATGGCGTGCAGAACGGTGGCGACCGGAACCGGGTGCGCTCGCTTAGCAATGGACGCCTGTGGGCGGCTGGTCAGAATCGCGGCGATGACGCCTTGACGATGGACCAGCTCTCCAATGAGTATCAGATGCTGAACGATCAGTCGCGTGTCGATCAGTCACACCAGGGTGAGCGCATGCGCCGCGCTGGCCAGAAGGGCAAGAGCATGCGTCAGTTGGGATCGTTGGCGAACATGGCTGGTGCTGGCTGGGCACAGAATCAGATGTGGCAGCCCGCTGCGCAGACCTACGACGATTGGTATTCACGCGACACGGGGCGCCGTCTTCCTGCCGATGCAGGATCCACTGACCTTCGCACGGCGACCTAACCATGCCTCGCGTTCGCATCAGCACTGCCGCGCCTACCATGTCGTTCGATGACGCCAGTCCGACCGACAATGGCATGGCGAATCTCGGCGCTGCGCTGTGGCAGGCTCCAGTTCAAGCCGCTGCGATCCGCGATCAGCGTGAACAACAGATGTGGCAACGCGACCATATCAACGCCGAGGCCGATCGTCGGGATCGCCATGACATGGCGGCCGAACAGGCACAGCGCGATGCGCTTGGCTGGCAGCAGAAGCATGCTGGCGAGCTGATGGCCGAGCGTGGTCGCGAAGCTGATGACCGTGCGAAGTGGCACAAGGACGAGCTTGACCAGCGTAATGCCGCCGAGGGATGGAAGACCGTGCGCGGCGCCAGTTCATGGATCGCTGATCGCATGTGGCCGAAGCCGCACGCGGAGAGCTCTGCGCATCATGGCGGCACTGGGTGGCACCAGAAGGGTGACGAGTGGTTTCGGACCAACGATAACGGCGACCTGGAAAAACTTGATCAGGGCACCGGCAAGGCTGTTCCAATGAGCGGTCCGGGTGTTCCTGGTCCAGCGCCCAAGAAACTGGCGCCCGGCGAGGCCAGTACCGGATTTCACGAACCAAGCGAGCGCAGTTGGTACAACCCAAAGACCTGGGAGCCATTCAATCGGATGACTGACGATCCGTACATGGCTAATGTGCCGAGTGCGTCTGATTGGAATAAGTCTCAGGATGCGCCGCCTTATGTTCCTTCGATGAAGCAGAATGTTCCTGGTTACGGCACGCCCGGACATCCAGGCAATGACACTGCTGACGGGCGCTGGAACACCGGGATGCCCGCTGATCCTACTGGCGGAAAACTTGGCTTGGTTCCTTCACAGGATCCGAACCTCAAGCTACAGAAGCTCTCCGAGCACGACCGGGCGGTATTCACGTCCGTGATGAACGGCACCGATGAAAAAGCTAAGGCCGAGGCGCTGAAAATCCTTCAGGCAATCCCATAATGGGCTTGTTCGATCACTTGTTGCCGGGCGGCGGAACCGCCACCGAACCGGATCCTTCGCCAGCACCGCCAGCGCCGGTTGCCAGTGGTGGTTTGTTTGATCATCTACTGAGCGCCAGCGTTGTCCCCGGCGCTCCCGGTGATACCTATCATCGCGATCGACTGAACAAATACCTGTCGGATCCAGCAACGCGAAAGTATGGTGCCGATCAGAAGTTCCTGTCACAGCTTCAGGCTAACGCCGATAATGAATCTGCTGGTGGCGCGAGCGGCGAGGAAGCCCGCCAAAATGGTGAAGCGCAGTATCGCTTGCTCAACTCGGTGCCGTCTGTTGATCACGGGCAGTCCATTGGTGCTGACCAGCGCGGTCTGTGGCAGCGTGGCGTTGACGAAGCGCACAAGGGTGAACTCGGCGCCAAGGCTGGCGCGTATGGGACCGTGGCCGACATAAACTCTGCGTTGAACTTCGCTGGTGTTGTTAGTGACGATAACGCGCAGAAAATGCACGATATTGCGACTGACGCCAAGCGTGCGGCGAATGTCGGCGGCATGTCTGATCTTGCTGAAATGGCGACTGGAAGCGTGGGGTACCTGACTCCTGCTGCACCGATCATAGCCGGTGGCGGTGGTCGCCGTTCGGTGCTGGAAGCAACAGGTGACGGAATATTGACCGATGGCGATCGGATGAAGGCCGACATCGTTGGTTTGGCATCTGGACTTGGTGCAGGCGCTGCGCCGCAGGCGGGGAAACTATTTGCGCGTAGCCTCTCTCGCAACGCCGCACCCCTGCTGAGTGGTGTCGTGCGCTCTGGCGCGGAGGCTGGCGCCTACACTATCCCGCAGCCAACCGTGACGGGATTGGTCGCCGGTCAGGATGCGCGCCTTCAGGAACAGTCTCGCGCTGGTCTTGATGCTGTGCCGGCAGGTACTGCGACTATCGTTGGTCTTGGAGCTATCCCGAAGGTTGCCGGCTGGGCGGCTGGCCGCGCAGTGATCCCCGAACATGCACCGGGGAACTACGAAAACGAGAATCCTAAATATCTGCGAAGCCAGTTGCCGAAGTCTGAGCTGAATCGGATGGATGCGCTCTGGCAGGGAACGGAAAATATAGCTCCTGATCAGACCCTGCCAGGGTATGGCAGTCTTTCCGAGGCCGATCAGGCGAACCTGCGCCTTCCATCGACTGCCGCTGAGCAATTCGGTCGCATCGATCACCCTGATGTCGAGCCAGAAGCACCGCAGGGTCAGTCTCCGCGTCCTGGCTACGATTTTGTGCTTCCTGAGCACGGCGAGCAGGGGCCAAACCCCATCGACCAGCAGATGCGCGATCCGCCCGTGCCGATGGACAACCCCCTGGAAGTCCCTTGGGGCGAGCCTGAGATTGCCAAGTGGGTCGGTGATCTGGGGCGCAAGAACTTCGATGCCGGCGCGACGATGGATGTCACTGCTGGAACGGCAAAAAACCGCCAGGATGACGCATCGCGGGCATCCCAGGCGATGGCCCAACCGCATTTCGACCGGATGGCCGCCCTGCGCGATGAGGAATCCCAGGGAAACAATGGGGAAGCAGTCGATGTTTCCCTGGCGCAGCAGTCTGAGTCGCCAGCGGCACGGGTGAACCGTGGCCGGGACCAGGATGCCGCCAGTCAGCACCTGTGGCAGCCGGGCGCCGAGCCATCGCTTGAGCAGCAACGGCTGGCCATGCAAGAAAACAGCCGCACGCAGGCGGATCTGGCCGCCGTGGAGCACGATCAGGCTGCGCGTGATGCCCAGCGAGCCGCCGAGGAACCGAGTGCCGCTGACGAGATTGCCGCCCAGGCGGATGCCGAGCATCAGGCGCGCACCAAAGCCGAAGTTGATGCCCAGGCGGAAGGCGTCGATCCGACTCCCTTGGCAGCTCCCTTGCACGAGGACGCGCATGCTGCGTTTTTCGACGCTTTGACCAGGGGCAAGGCCGGTCCGGCGCTCAAGATCCACCTGAAAGGAATTCTCGACCATTTCGGCAAGTCTGACGTAGTGACTTACAAGAATCCCACGGCGCAGACTGGTGGAGTGAATGATCTGATTTTCAGTGATCAGGCGGTTGGCCCTAATCATCACACTGCCATGATGGGCCGCTCGCCTTTCATTGAACGCTTCATCGCCGCTCATGGTCGCAGTCAGTTGCCGTCACTGATGGCTGCCGTGAAGCGCGCAATGGACGGTAAGAAGATCACTGGTCACACGTTCGGGCAGGAATATCTGCTAAAGCACGGGCTTGACGCCATCGTTGAAGGACCGACCGGGAATCCACACGATGCTCCCGGTCACGCCGATGTGCTGGGGTCGCTGGGCCTGAAGGTCAGTCGCGGCGAGCCAGAGGGTGGCACGCCGGTTCCTGAGCGGATACCGGGCATTGGACCGATCAGCGCGAAGGACGTACCGTCGCCGAAGCTGACCAAGCCAGAGGCCGGCACCAGCCAGCTTGATCGTGTGCGCGCCGAGGAATCCCAGTCAGCGGACGCCGAAGAATCGGCCACTCCTGAACCAGCGTTCAGGGGTCCAGTCGATGAACGTCCGGTCAGCCATCGCACTGGCGAGCATCCGCTTGATCAGCTTCGCAATGCCGAAGAAAACCCACCTACACGCCCGGAAAACGAAGTCTTCGTCGCGTTGACGCAGGCCATCCGGGATCTTC